GCCCACGTGGCCATCATCGACGATCCGGTGAAGAACGACCAGGAAGCGCAAAGCAAGACGCACCGGGAAACGGTGTGGGATTGGTACCGGGCTACGTTCAGTACACGGCTCCAGGACAACGGCGCCATTATTCTGGTCATGACCCGCTGGCACGAGGACGATCTGGCCGGCCGGCTGCTGCAGGCGGCGGAAGACGGCGGCGAGACGTGGGAAGTCCTCAAATTGCCGGCTATCGCCGAGGGAGATGACGCGCTGGGGCGCGAACCGGGCGAGCCGCTGTGTCCAGAGCTGTTTCCGCTGCCGGCGCTGGAGTCCATCCGTGATCGGCTGGGCTCCTACTGGTGGGCGGCATTGTACCAGCAGCGGCCGGCGCCGCCGGGCGGCACGGTCTTCAAGCGCCACTGGTTCAAGGTGGTGGACGGCCCACCGCCGGGATTGAACTACGTGCGGTATTGGGATCTGGCGACGTCGACCCGGGATACGGCCGACTGGACGGCTGGGGCTCGGGTGGGCGCAGACCAGGACGGCAATCTGTACATCGTCGACATGGTGCGCCAGAAGGCGGAGTGGCCGGACACGCGCCGGCTGATCGTCGCCACGGCGCAGATTGACGGGCGCGGCACGCGCGTGGGTGTCGAGAAAGTGGCCTTCCAGCTGGCGGCCTGGCAGGACTTGATGCGGGAGCCAGGGCTGCTTGGCCACGCGGTGGAACCGGTGCCGGTGGACCGGGACAAAGTGCTTCGGGCTCAGCCGTGGGCAGCCCGGGCGGAGGCCGGCAAGGTCTACGTAGTGCGGGGTTCGTGGAACACAGACTTCCTGGCCGAAGCTGAGGCATTTCCTCACGGCCAGCACGACGACCAGGTGGACGCCGTGTCGGGCGCCGTGCAGATGCTGGCCCAGTCGGTGGCGCTGCAGACCGGCTATATCGATCTGGGTTATTGGTGAGCGTAGGTAGGAGGATGGTCCTGTGCATCCAGCTGTTGCGACATCCCTTTCATCGCTGCGAGAGACAAAACAGGACCGCCTGATGCGCTATGCCCGCGCCTGGGCGTATTACAGGGCCGAGGAGTACCTGGGCGAGCTGGGTCAGCAGTACATCCGGGAGCGGAGGCTCTTTGCTCATATGCGCCGCGTGTTCGGCTACGTGACGCAGGTTGTAGACACAGACGCCCGGTTTGTCATGAAGCGCAGGCTGTCAGTTGAAGCTGACCCGGAGTTTGAAGAAGACATCCTGACCGTCTGGGAGCGTTCGAACTTCCAGTCGGAAAAGTACAAATTGGTGCGGTACGGGGCCAATCTGGGCGACGCATTCCTTATTGTGCAGGATATCGGCGACGGTTCCCAGGTGGTACCTCGCATCGTGGTGGCCAACACCGAGGACATGGACATCGTTACAGACCCGGACGACCAGACCGTGGTGATCCAGGCCACGCAGGAGTACGGGTACTACGACGAGGACGGCCGGCCGCACCGGCGCAAGTGGGTCTACTATCCTGACCGGATTGAGCGGTACACCGATGACCGGATAGATGAGGGATATCCCCGGCCGCATCCATTCGGCGACGTGCCGGTCATCCACGTCAAGGCCGTCGATATTGGCGAGCCGTACGGGCTGTGCAGCTGGCACAACGTGCAGGGCCAGCTGGATGAGGTCAACGAGCTCGGCAGCTACATGAACCGGATTCTGCTGCGCTACGCGGACCCATCGGTCATTGCGACGGGCGTGCAGCCGGGCGAGCGTCCGGTGATGCGCAGAGGCATCAACCAGGACAACATCTATTTCCTGCCGGCCGGCGCCGACATGAAGATTTTGGAGTACCAGGGCTCGGTACTCAAGGACATCATTGCCCAGATTGACCACATCGCTGACAACATCAAGGACCAGCTGCCGGAGCTCAGCCTGGCAAAGATTCGGGAGCAGTCAGGACTCAGCGGCTACGCTGTGAGCCTGCATGCGGCCGATTTTGTGGCTAAGATCGAGGAGCTCAGAGGAAACTTCGCCAACGCGATCGAGTGGGCCAACAGCCTGGCGCTGCGGGCAATCCGGCGGAGCACGGCACCGCTGGAGGAATTCCAGAACCGGATTGTCTATGAGCCTATCCTGCCCGAGGATGAGGAGCAGCGGGTGCGGGTCGAGGAGACCGAACAGCGACTCGGCATTGTGTCGCGGCGTGAGCTCCTTCGGCGGCGCGGCCTCACCGAGGGAGAGATCGACAAGCTTTTGCAGGAGGTCGAGCGTGACCGGGAGACACAAGGATTTGGTCTTGGCCGCCTAGAGGGTCTGTTCGGTGGTGAGGAGGGCAACGTCTTTGCCGCTGAGTAAGGACGAGCTTGCGCGGCTGCAGCGTCTGGTGGCGGCCATCGCCCAGCGGGAGACCGAACGGGCCATCCAGCGGCTTACGCGCCGCTACGACGAGCTTATGGCTGGGATAGAGCCGTTACGCCGCCAAGCATTGGACCAGATGGTCCGGGGAGACCTGGCCGGCGCCGAGGCGACCCTGAACCTGATGGACCGCTACGTGCGGCGCTGGATGGGCCGTTTTCGCGGTGAGGAATACCAGGCTATCCTCGACATCGTCGAGCAGGCGGCCATCCGGGGCGCCCAGTCGGTCGATATTCTGCCGGTGCTGTATCGGCATGAGCACATTGATCCTGACCGGCTGTGGCGAGCGCTGGAGTCGGCGTCGCATGGGGCCGGCGGCCGGGTGGACGTTGCGTATGGACGCATCGCTGCCGGCGTGCAGCAGCAGATCGCACGCAGGATTTACCAGGACGGGCTCAGTTTGTCCCGTCGGTTGCATACTCGTCTGGCGGAGAACGCCAGGGAGTTTAACCGCATCCTGGCGACGGGACTTCGGCAGGGGCGTTCGGCGGTTGCCATCGCCACCGAGCTGCAGAAGCTCAACGTTACGGACCCGAAGGTGCCGAAGTACCTGCGGGATCTGGAGGCGGTGTTAAAAGGCACTAAGGAAGGGCGACTTGCCGACGAGATTCGCCGTGCTCGGGAACAGGCGTTCCAGCGCAAAGAGGGCCCACTGGGCATCCGGGGCGTGTCGAGGCGCGTTGTTGAGGCGGCGAGGTCGGGATCGGCTGAGCGTCTGGATGAGGCACTGGGAGCGTTTCTGGAGCGCAAGGCTCGCTACCACGCTGTCGTCATCGCCCGCACCGAGGCGCAGAACGCATTCCGGGCCGCCCACGTCGACCAGGCGAAGGCGGTCGACTGGGTTGTGGGCATCAAGTGGAACCTGTCGTCGGGCCGACCATCTCAACGGTGGCACGAGTGCGACGAGTATGCCGTCGCAGACCACGGCATGGGTCCGGGTGTGTGGCCGAAGGACCAGCTGCCCGAGCGGCCGCATCCATCGTGCATGTGCTACTTCACGGACGTGGTCGACGTGGAGCGGTTGCGGAGGGCGGGGTAGTTCCTGAAGATGAGTTCGACATGTATCGGACGCCTGTCCGTTTGACGTCCTACGGTGTGACGACAAACTGCCGGAAATTACGGGCGACGGCCCTAAAACGGAGGTATGGACGACATGGACGGTCTGTTTCGGTTTGATCTGCAGCTTTTCGCCGCGGATGCCGGCGGTGCCGGCGGCGGCGACTCCAACGCCGGGAGCGACGGCGGCCAGAAAGGTGACGGCGACTTGAACGCCGGAGACGGTGGTAAGAAAATTGAGTTCACGCCGGAGCAACAGGCGTACGTCGACGCGCTGATTGCGCAGCGGCTGTCTCGGGCCGAGAGGTCGGCGGCCAGGAAGGCGCTGGAAGCCCGCGCCAAGGAGCTCGGTTTCGACAGCGTCGACGCGATGGAGGCGGCGCTGAAGGCCGCCAAGGAAGCTGAAGACGCCAAGAAGTCCGAGGCTGAGCGACTCCGCGCAGCCAAGGAGGCTGCCGAGCAGCAGGCCAAGGTCGCTGCGGAACAAGCGAAACAGGCGCTCATCAAGGCGGCGCTGATGACGGCGGCGGCGCAGGCAGGATTTGCCGACCCGGCGGATGCCATCCGGCTGGCCGATACGTCGGAAATTGAGGTCGCGGACGACGGAACGGTCATCGGCGCCAAAGAGGCGATTGACGCACTGGCCAAAGAAAAGCCGTATCTCCTCCGGGGGGCCGGCGGCGCCGGCGCTGGCGGCGGCAACCCCGCCCGGAGCGGTCAGCCGGGCGACGATCCGGCCGAACGCGGCCGGCAGATGGCGCTGCAGCGCAACCAGCAGCGCGTGCAGCAAGATGTCGTGGGTTACGACCCGTGGGCGCAGGGCAGCTCCAGCGGCGTTGGTGTTGACGTGAACAACATCGCTCAGGCGGTGGCGGCGGCGGTGGCCGCGGCGCTTGGGCAGGGGAATCGGTAAGGGAGTGAGTTCGCATGGCGTACAACGTGACGCTTCGCACCAAGAGCATTGCGGGCGAGGTAAACATTTTCGACAGCACCATGGTCCGATGGGTGACCGGCGGCGTGACGCTGGATGCGTCGAAGGTGCGCGAGATCGACGGCCGCAAGCGGCTGAGCATCGGCGAGTTCCTGGCCAAGGTGACGGATTCCAGCGGGAACATCCTGTACGCGCCGGTGAAGCGGTCTGTGACGGGCGACGCTGCGGCCGCGGACCAGAAGGAGATCCCGCTCGACCAGGGGGTCATGGGCGGCGCCGCCTACTTCCAGGTGGGTGACGTCATCATCGTCGGCGAGGGGGACAGCGCTGAGGAGGCGACCATCGCCGCCATCGATTACGACGACCACGTCCTCACCGTCGAGGAAAACTTGAGCGGGTCCCATGCCAAGGGGACGCTCGTGCGGGCCAAGGCCGGCGGCGAGGCGGCAGTGATGCTGGGTGAGACCGTGGATTTCGAGCTCACCGGTGGCACCTACGGCAACGGCAACCAGGTGGCGACAGTCTTCGACTGGGCCCGGGTGCTCACGGCTCGGCTGCCGCGTACGCCGGATGAGGGCACCAAGGCGGCGCTTACTGGCATCACGTTCGTGTAATTCCGGCCGGGCGCGCGCGAAGGACAATGGTGAAGGAGAGTGATCAACGTGGACATTCTGCGAGAATTCAGCCGGAAGGCGACACTCGCGTACGCGCGGGCTCGTCAGCCCCGGACGTATGTGGGGCCGACGCTGTTCCCGTTGAAGACGGTCAACGAGCTTACCTTTGAGTACTGGAAGGATCTGAATCTGCTCCCCGTGATGGCCAGCGTACAGGCGTTTGGCGCGGAAGCGCAGATCGCCAGCCGCGAGGGTGCCGAGCGGGTAACGGGAGAAATCCCGACCATCAAGCGCAAAATCCCGCTGACCGGCCGGGCATTGGTGGCGCTGCGCCGCGAGGGCGCCGGAGACATCGATTTCGTCCGCAATACGCTCTACAACGATCTGGACAACATGATCGACGCCGTTGAGGCCCGGGTGGAGCAGATGCGGATCGACGCCGTGGCCCACGGCAAGATTGTGCTCAACGAGAACGGCGTCGTCATGACGGTGGATTACGGCGTCCCTGCGGAGCACAAGGAGACGCTGACGGGTACCGACGCGTGGAACGACCACGATGATGCCACGCCCATCGACAACATCATGGAATGGGTGCGGACCATCGTCGCGGACACGGGCGTCCGGCCGACCCGGGCACTGACGTCGGACACGGTCGTGGCGAACTTGCTGCAGAACAAGCAGATTCGCCAGATGATCTACGGTGACCTGGGCGCCAGCCGGGCCATCAGCATTAACCAGCTCAATGAGCTGATGCGGTCGCTGGATCTGCCGACTATCGCCACCTACGACCTGCAGGTGCGCCGGCAGAAGGCGGATGGCACCTACGAGACGTCGCGGTTCTTCCCGGAGGATCGGTTCGTGCTGCTGCCGCCCAACGCGCTGGGTGAGACGCTAGACGGCCCGACCGAGGACGCTATGCTCGAACCGGACATCGAGGCCACCGAGGTGGCCGGCATCTACGCCGCTGTCTACAAGCGTAGCATGGATCCGCCGGTCATCGAGACCAAGGCGGCGGCCTGCCGCATCCCGACGTTCCCCATGGCCGACACCGTGTTCCAGGCCGTGGTGTTGGACCAGGGTTAAAGGGGGCAGGACCATGCGGGTGAGGCTGTTGGGTTATGTGCGGCACAATGGGGCCCGGTACGCGCCGGGCTCCATTTTGTCCGTGTCGGAGCGTGAGGCGCAGCGGCTGGTCCGTTTGGGTGTCGCAGAGCAGTTGCCGCAGATTCCCCCGAGCCCGGCAGCGTCATCGTTGACGGGCGAGGCACCGAAGCCGCCGGAGCCATTGGTGCCGGCTGACACCGGGGCGAGGCCACCGGCTACCGAGGGGCCGGAGTTCATCGCGGCGCTGACGGACGACGAAGCCGTGGAGGCGCTGGAGTTCATACAGGACGCGACCTTCATCCAGCGTGTCATCGAAATCGAGCAGGCCAAGCCCGAACCCCGGGCGTCGGTGATTGAGGCGGCGGAGCGGAGGTTGGCGGTCCTGGCCGGGGGTGAGTGAATCGTGGAGCCGATTCAGCAGGTGCGGCTCCTGATTCCTGACAGGGGCGACTCGCCGGTTTTCACGGATGAGGAGCTGCAGTTTCTGCTCTCGGAGCACAACGACAATCCGCGGCTGGCCGCTGCCGACGCACTGGAGATCATCGCAGGCGATCCCCAGCGCGTCCAGCAGTACAGCCGAGGCGGTGTGTCGGCTGCCAAGGCGTCAAGCGCCGAGCTGATGGCCCGGGCCCAGAGGCTCCGCGAACAGGCCAAGGGCGGCATGGTAGTCGGCACTATCGTGCGGCCGGATTTTTGGGAGGGGTCGTAATGACGTTCTCCTGGCCGCAGGAAGTGATGCTGGACGAGTTCAGCGTCGTGGTCGACATCTACGACCTGGTCCTGCCCAAGCCGCCAGACGACAAGGATGAGTGGGGAAATCCTCTGCCGCCCCAGCGCCACTATTACGCGCAAGACGTCCGGGCCGACCTTCAGCCGAAATCCGGCACCCAGCGCGCTGTGCAGAGCGGCACCACGTACGAGGCAACACACACGCTCTACATCGACGGTATGGGTGCAATCCCGGCCGGGGCCATCGTGGACGTGAAGGGCGGGGCTAGTGGCGACGTGCTGGCGAGCTACACCGTCGTGTATACGGCGTATTGGGGTACTCATCGAGAGTTGGACCTTAAGGCGGTGACAACGTAGTGCTGAGAATCACGGGCAGCCTGGACGGCCTGGAGGAGGCGCTGCGCTACACTGCCGCCATGGTTCGGCTCCAGGAGATTAAGATGCGGGACGCAGTCCAGTACGTGCTGACCGAGCTGCGAGACTACGCTCGGCGGCACGCACCGTTTCAGGATCGCACAGGTAACCTGCGGAACTCCATCAACTACGAGATGGACCCTGAGCCCGCGGCTTCCGGGGTGCTCATGGCCGGGATGGAATACGCCATCTGGGTCGAGCTTCGGGAGGGCTACTGGGTGTTGCAGGGGGCCATCGATTTTTACAAACCGAAGCTGGACCGGTTGTTCGCGGGGCTCATCCGCATCGAGCAGCCGGACCTGGACGCCGAGGCCAAGCGGGCGAAGGCGTATTACAGGCAGCTGAGGGGGCTGAGGGGGCTCTAGGATGCACATCATCAACCCTGACGACGTACTCACTGCGTTGTACCAGCGGCTCAACGCAGATACGGTGTTCCGCGGCATGGTCAACGGAATCGACAAGGGTCCGAAACGCGGCAGCGGCCACAAGAACCCCAGCGCCACGGTCCACCTGTTGACGTTGCCGATGGACGGGGAGCTCGACACGTATCGCAGCACCGCCGTTGTCAACGTCTACATGGACGATTTGCCGACGGGCCAAATGGATTCCTCGGGTCTGGGCCAGCGGGCCGAGCGGGTGCAGTACCTGTTTCGTCGAGCGCACCTGCCGACGCACCCCGAGGGGCCGCTGACGCACCCGAACGTCGAGTTCAAAACTGTGTACGTCATGGAGCCCCTCCTGTTGCCGAGTGACGTGGAAGGCGAGCATGTTGCGAGCGTTCGCATTGGAATGATTCTGAAGCGAAGGAGCTGACAACCAATGGCGAATGAGCAGTACGACCTGGGCGTAGCCATCTGGGATTTGGGTGGCTCGAACGAGCTGGCCCTCGGGACCGTCGAGCTGCCCACCAAGGGCGGCATCACGGCGACGTACGAGGAGACTACGTGGTCTCCGACGTATGACCAAACCGGGGATACTCCCCGCGACGTGATCAAGACCGGTGAAACCGGCGAGATTACGGTCAACATGGCGGCCTTCAATCTGGAGGCGTTTGCGAAAATCTTCCCCAAAGCCAGGCTCGTTACGCACGGGACGGACCCCACGAAGGCAAAGGTAGAGTTCGGCGGCGGTGTTGGGGAGAGCCTGCTGCCGTACGCGAAGACGTTGACGCTGCGCCCGAGCACGCTGTTCGACCCGGATGATCCGAACCTGGGGGACGCGTCCGAGGACATCACGTACCTGAAAGCCATCCCGCGGGCCAACTTCTCCATCACGTTCGCGCCCAACACCGAGCGGGTCTACCCTGTGCTGTTCGTCGCGATCTACGACGAGACGCGCAAGGCGTTCGTCGTTTTTGGTGACGACAGCATCACCGGCGAAGAGGCGTAAGGTAAGGCGCCGGGAACGAACAACGGAATACCACACTCTGGGGAGGCCTCGTGCCGTCCCTTTTTCATGAGGTGAGGTCATGAGCGCAGCCAAATCCCTGCCTCGCTCGGTCCCGGTGGTCATCCACGTGGGTACCGAGAACGAGCGTACCGTGAACGTCGAGAAGCTGCCGCTGGGTCGAGCCGCGGCTCTGGGCCTGGCGTTCAGGGGCACCCCGGCGAAACTGCAGCAACTGCAGGAGCATGAGGGGCTCCGGGAGCTGTTCTCGCAGCAGGGTGTCGAGGACATGCCGCTGACGGAGCTGGCCGTCCGGATGGTCGAGTTCCTGCCGGATATCCTGGCGGTGGCTGCCGACGTCGTCATCGACATCCTGGCCGTCGGCACCGGGTTGGAGCGGGAAGAGCTGGAGCAAGTCGGTCTCGACGAGGCGGCCGAACTGTTGGCTGCCGTCATCAGCGTCAATAACATCGGGGCCATCCAGAAGAACTTAAAAAACGTGGCCAGGAGCCTCGGCTGGAAGGCGCCGGAGGCTCCGACGACAGTGCACTAGACCCCGACGAGTGGCTCCAGGAGCTCATCGACACGTTTGCCGACGCCTACGGCTGGAGCAAACGCCAAATCCTCGATGAGGTGTATCCCGATGAGGCGGTGGTGTTGCTTGAGCGCATTACCCGGCGGCGGCGCGATGAGGCTCTCCAGCGCATCGCCGACTGGGAGATGGCGCTGGCGATTTCGTTGGCGCCGCACACCAAGGACCGCGGGCAGAGTGTCTCCCGCCAGTTGCAGCAGATGCGCTGGCAAATCGAAACTGGCGGCGTGATCGGCGTGACCAGCGACGCCGAGAACGAGCTGCATGCCAAGATCATCGAACTGAACAAACGCCGTCTGGCGAGAAAGGAGGCGGGCTGACGTGGCGAACGGGTTGACGCTGGGGCAGCTGCGCTGGCGAATCGGCGCAATGGACGCCGGGTTTCGCCAGGTGATTCAGAATGCCGATTCGCAGCTGCGCGGGTTCCATTCGACGGTGCAGCGCGGCGCCAGCGTGTTCCGGACATGGGGACTCGCAGCGGCTGCCATGTCCGCGACCGCTACCGGTGTGGCCTACGCTGTAAGCCGCGTCGTCAACAGCACGCGGCAGCTCGCCTCCGAGGTGGAATCGATCTCTCGACAGACCGGCCTGGCCGTTGAGACGGTGCAGGGTCTCCGCTACGTAGCCGATCAGACGAACGTCGCGTACCAGACCCTGGAATCGGGCATGCGGGCGTTCGCGCGGCGGTCGGCTGAGGCGGCCCGGGGGAACAGGGCGTTTCTTCAGTGGTTCGAGGCGCTGGGCATTTCCCAGCAGGAAGTCGCTGAGGGACTGCACGACATTGATGAGCTGCTGCTGACTGTGGCGGAACGCATCTCGCAGCTCCCCACCGAGGCCGAGCAGTCAGCGATTGCGATGAACCTCATGTCCGACGCCGGTCGCCAGCTGGTGCCGCTGCTGGCGCTGGGCCGGGATGAGATCGAGCGGCTCATGAACGAGGCCAAGGAGCTCGGCATCGTCCTGACGGCCGAGAACATCGCTGCGTTCTCGGAGTACGACGCGGTGCTGACGCGCTACCGCGCCAGCATGCAAGGCGTGCGCATGACGCTGGCGACGGCCGTGCTGCCGATATTCGACCGGATTGCCCGGGCGGTGTCCGAAAACGCGGGCGGTGTCGCCCGGTGGATTCGGGAGAACCGGACGTTTTTGACGCAGGTTGTGGTGCTCGGAACCGCGCTCGCCACCCTGGCCGTTGGCTTCGGCACCGTCACGACGGCGATTTTTGTGGCCATGCGGGCCGCCGGCCTCATTGCGGGTGTGCTGAGCTTCCTGACGTCTCCGATTGCCCTGGTGGCCGCCGCGGCGGCGCTCCTGTATGTGGCTTGGACAGAGAACTGGCTGGGCATTCAGGACGCAACGCTGGCGGTGTGGGGGAAAATCGCGCCCATCCTGGAAAGCGTCAGGGAATGGGAAAAGCGCATCATCTCCACAGTATGGGAATGGACCATTCGCGGTCTCAACTGGATGAGCGATACGTTCATCCCGTGGCTCCGCTCGCTGCCTGAGCGCATCCGCAACAGGTGGGAATGGACTGTCGAGGGCCTGGCCGACCTGCGCGAAGCGGCGGCTCTGGCCGTGAACAGGGTAGTCACGTGGCTGGTGAATCTGGCTCGGGGTACGTGGGATGCCGTCACCGACTGGATTGACCGGGTGGTCACATGGACGGTGAATTTGGCTCAGGGCGTCGCCGACGCCGTGGCCGACTGGGTGTATCGTGCCGTCACCTGGCTGGTCAACCTGGCCCGGGGCAGCTACGAGGCGGTGCGTGAGTGGCTCCAGGGCGCCGTTACGTGGGCCGTCAATCTGGTGCGTGGCAGCTATGATACCGTACGTGACTGGCTGACCGGCGCTGTTACCTGGACGGTCAATCTGGTGCAGGGCACGTACGAGCGCGTGAAGCCGTGGATCGACGCGATTGTTGAGTGGACCGTCAATCTGGTCCGGGTCACGGCCGAGAAGGCCAGCGCCGCGGCGCAATGGCTCCTGGGGCTCCTGGAGGGGAGGGCCGAGGCGCGGGCGCTCACGACCGACGTCGACCTGGAACTCCGCGAAGCGTCTCCGGGCTGGGGTGATCGTCTGGAGACGTGGCTGCGGCGCCAGCTGCACGCGCTGGAGTGGCAGGAGATTACCGAGGAAGAGTTCCGCCGCTTGCAGGAAGAGCTCGGCGAAAAGGCCGAGGAGCTGCTCAAGATCGAGGACGGTCGCTTCTTTAAGCGCACGCCCGAGCGGCTTGAGCTGGCAGCCGATTTCGTTCTTAACCTTGGCAACGCTGTGGCCGGATTCGTTGCCGGGCGTGTAGTGTATGAAACGCTGGGTGCCGCCCTGCGGGGCCTGCTCCAGCTGGCCGGATGGGTGTGGGGAGCATTGGCGTCGGGAGCATCCGGCTGGCTGCTGCCCACACTTGGCTGGATCGCTGCTATCGGCATCGCTGCATATGTTGTGTGGGAGCTTCTGCCGGATGAAACGCAGCGAGAAGTTAAGAGCTTCCTCAGCGATCTATTCGAATGGCGGCTTGAGAACATCCTCCGTGGTGCTCTGGGTGCGGCGGCGTCCGTGCTTGTGGGCGTCACCTTCGGTGCCAGCGCATTGGCGATCGCGTTTGCGGCGACACTGACATTCGCAATCGGACTGATTGATTGGGACTTCGCCGGTGCGCAGATCGAGGGCCTGTGGGAGAAATTCGCCAAGTGGGCTGTGCAGCACTATGAGATGATTCTCGCAGCCGTGCCGGGCTTCATCCGGGTTCCGGTGAAGCTGGTGTTCGCGATCACGGGCATCCAGGCCGAGCTGGATGCGGCTCGTGCGAGAATCAGCAGTAACAACGCCGCCGAATCCACATCCACAGGCGGCCGCACCATCACGATGGACGAGCTGCGGCAGATGGGGCAGGATCCGGCGTATCGTCACGGCGTGCCTACGACGGTCAATGAAGTCACCAAGGCCGCAGCCGCCAGCGTCAACGACGTCGTCGATGCCATTGTCGCGGGCATGCCGCACCTGGAGCGGCACCGCGATGTCCTGCAGGACATGGCCGAGCGGCTGATGGAGATTGGTGAGGCTAAGGACGCGCCCTTGACGTTGCAGGAGCTGGCCGAGGTTATGGCGCTGCTCATCAGCGAGACCGGCACGGTCCTGCACGACATGGAAGCGATGGAGAATCCGCTGCGGGTTACATCCGCGGGATTTGCGGAGCTGGACCGCCAGGGCATCCAGCTGACCGAAACAACCGCGGGGCTGAATCGCAATCTGGAGGCAGGTCTGGAGCTCTTCCGCTTGTACAAGCGTGAGTTCTCCGATCCGTCATTGGCGGCTGGCGCGTATCTGTTCCCGTCGCTGGCACGCCGCGGCGAGTGGGACACGCCGTTCAAGCAGCCCGGCACCGACGTGACAGGCATGACGGCTGGCGAGAAGGCTCGGCGTTACCAGGACCTGCTGAACCGCATCTATGAGGGCGGCCAGAAGGTCGGTATTGAGTGGGCCAAGGGTTTGCATTCCGCCGCCGCGGAAGCCGACGCCGCTGCCGACGCGCTGGCCCAGACGGTGGCTGACTATCTCGTCGGCCAATCGCCGCCGCCGAAGGGGCCATTGTCCACCGTCGACGACAACAAAATCATTCCGACGTGGCTGTCGGGAATGGTACAGGATTTGCGGGACGCCGGAAACCTTGAAGAGGCGCTCAAGCTCCTGGTCGACCGCATGTACAGCTGGTTCGTGGGGGCCCTGGAGGAACGGTTTCCTGGTGTTGCGGAGTTCCTCACGAGCCTCTTTGAAGAGGACAGCGCACTCGACCGGGCGCTGACGGACCTTGAGAGCGCCTTGGCGCGGCTGCAGGACGGCATTTCCGAATTGGAGCATGAATCGGTCCAGTGGGCCCGGAACCTGTCTCGGGGCATTGCTGAAGCGATTGCACATGGCAGGGACCTTTACGACGTGTTCGACCAGTTTCTGCGGATGATCGCCGCCCGCTGGCTGGAGGTTCAGGTGGTCGACCGTATCCTCGGTCTCGGCGGAGATGACGGCGGCTGGCTGGCCCGCATCCTGGGCAGCATACCGATTTTCCACGCCGGCGGTCTGGTGCTGGGCGGCCACCGGGTGGCCGTGATGCACTCCGGCGCCATGGTTGGGCTGGCGCCTGACGAAGTGCCTGCCATCCTACAGGTTGGCGAGCGGGTGCTGAGTCGCCAGCAGAACGACCAGTTTGAGCGGATGCTGGAGGAGCAGGTTAACGAGCCGCGTGAGGTCAATCACAACTACTACATCTACGCGGTGGACGCCGCATCGTTCGCGGACATGGTGGCTCGCAACCCGGACGCGGTTAAGGCCGTTGTCATGGAGGATCTCGCGCTCAACGGACCGCTCCGCCGGATGCTGCGTGGAGGCGCGTAACGATGCATTGGAGAGACTGGCGCAGACCGGTAGACGTGACCCAGGGCCATCGCCGGGACCTCGTCGTCCGTGGCGATGGCCTCTCGTTTCCTGACGGCATCAGCGTCACGTACGGCCCTCGGGCCAACGGAGCCCCGGACCCGGTGTATGAGTACGTTTGGCGCGTCTACGCCCAGGACAACAAGATTTGGATTGAACGGTCGGATCTGGACTACACCGAGTGGGTTTACCGCACGGAGTTTGTTCAGGCGCCCACGGGGTCGCAGAGGCCATCCATCACGTTTGACGATCAGCATCATTACGCCATAGCGGTGGAGTTTACGCCGGCGGGGTCGGAGCAGCCGGAAATCTGGCTGTGCGAGTATCCCTACACCGGCCCGCACGTCCGCCGCGTGGCCCAGGGTACGCACCCTATCGTGACGATGGAGTTTCGCTCGGGCATGACGGTGTTCTACCGGAATCCCGACGGCGCCGTCGCCTACAGAACGGCGGCGGACGATTTCGAGACGGAACACGTAGTTGACGGGATCGACGGCATCCCTACGGCCGCCCGGGTCGTGCGGCGTGTCCTGCTGCCTGTGCGCCCGGGGCGCAGTCCCGGCCTGCGGAGCCAGCGCAGCATCCTGTTCACGAAGCCTGCGGCGCCTGCGGCGGGGCAGCCGAAATACCTGGCCGCTCCGGAGGTTGTGGTGTCGGACGCGGAGGATCGGGTCGCCGTTCGCCCCCGCATCCAGTCGGTCGGGTGGGAGAAGTTCGCATACCGGGTTAAGTTCTTTCTCCGCTACGAGTTCACGTTTGAGCCCATCGAGGGGGCGACGGTCAAGTTCCTGGGCCGCGAGGCCGTGTCCGGCCCGGACGGCATCGCCGATTTTGGTGTCATCGGGATTCCGATGGGCAGCCACGAGTTTTCCGTGGTGCTCCCGACGGAACCGGAGATCCAGGGGTGGGCCCTGACCATCGACTCGGACGTCACCATCGAGGTGCCAATTTTGGGGACGTTGCCGTTGACGGAGCCAGTCGGGGTCGGTGCCGAAGTTGCTGGCATCGAATGGGAGGACACGCGCGTGTCTGTCACGTTCACGGTGCTGCGCGACGACAACCCCGAGGCGAACGCTCGCGTGGAGTTCGGCGAGTTCGTCGAATACACGGATTCGACTGGCACGGTTGTGTTCCCGACGGTCGTGGCGGGGGAGTACCAATACACCGTGACTACCACCGACGACATCGTGATGAGGGGTACGGTTGTCGTGGATGGCCCCATGGACGTGACGGTGTACGTCATCGAGCCCCCAACGCTGACGGAACCCGTCGAGGTGGAGGCGAGCGTCGGGATTGAGTGGCTGAATACTCAGGCCTGGCTGAACTTCACCGTGCTGGCCGACGACGAGGCGGTCCAGGGCGCCATCGTGAGGGTGACGCGCCTGTTCGACGGCAAGGTGTACGAGGAGGAGACGGACGCGGACGGTGAGGCGTCGGTCCTCGTGACCGCCGCCGAGTACACGCTCACGGTCGAGGCGAGCGGGTACGCCGTGTACCGTGGCCGAGTGACGGTGCAGCCGCAGGTGGACGTCGACATTGACGTGGCGTTGCATGAGCAGTGGCCCGAACCTGCCGAGACGCTTGGGGTCGAGGCCGGGGTTGACAGCATCCTGTGGGTTGAGGTGTAGAGCGATGAGAGCGACGATTCCTGTCAGCGTGCGGGGCCGGGTGAGGACCACCCTGCGGGACATCCGGACGGGCGCAGAATTTGTCCACGAGCAGCGGAACCTGTTGCTCGACAGCTTCTTGGACCGCTGGTTTACGCAGAACGTGGCGTTTTTCCACACCAATACCATGTCGCAGTGTCTGTTGGGTGACGGCAATACGCCGCCGTCGCCATCAGACACAGGGCTGAGCGGAAATACGCTGGCCACACACAGCAGCCCGGTGACGGTGGTGCCCGCGCCCACGGCTGGAGATCTCATTCAGACAGTGCCCGACGTATTGCCGGCAGGGAACGGGAGGGGCGTATCATGGTCTCCTGACGGCCAGTACCTGGCGGTGGCGCATGTGGGCAGCCCCTACGTCACGGTGTACAAACGGGACGGAGAGATCGGGAGGGCGACCGGCAGGGACGGCGTGTAGCCGGCGGGGAACGGGGCGGGGGTATCATGGCAACGCGAAGGCGAGTACCTGACGGGGAGCCATGAGCACCGCCCACCCGCCACGC